AAATGAAAATAAAAGAAGATTTTATGCTAAATATGAAGATAGGATAAATGCCTTGTATTGCATTGAGTAATATACTTATTGAATAGAGATGATTTTTTTAGTTTTTTTACCTTCATATTTTTCTCAAGCCTCTTTTTCTCACTGTTGTAAATAAGAAATAAGAGAATACTAAAAAATAAAGTATAGGTTATTCATTACCAGTACAATTTTTACAGTTCATTTTTCTTGGGCACTTCTGTTGAAAGTAATAAAAAGTTTTAGTTTTTTTTACTTTCAGGGAGTATAATATTATTTACAATGTTTGTAGGTAGTCGATGATAGGCGATGCCTGTTAAGTGTTTGATTAACTTTTTTTAAAAAGTTGTTTTTCTTATATTGCATATTAGTTTCACTATACACATAAAAACTAATTAAAATGAATATTGAACAACTAGTTGAGTTATTTGAAAGAGAATTTGGAAGATATAAAAGAAGTACATATAACGAAAGTCAACTTAGAACAGATTTTTTAGATCCGTTTTTTAAGCTTTTAGGTTGGGATATTTCAAATGATAAAGGAAAACGAACACATGAACGAGAAGTTCTTGTAGAGGAGAGTATTCGTGAAAGTGTTAATGAGAGTTTTTCAATGCCTGATTATACATTTAGATTGTTTTCTGAAAGAAAGTTTTTTTTAGAAGCCAAAAAACCTAGTGTTAATATAGAGGTAGATCCGAATCCAGCTAGACAATTAAGAACTTATGGTTTTTCAAGTAAATTAAAAATTTCGGTTTTATCAAACTTTGAGTATCTATCAATATATGATTGTTCTACTCAAATTGGGAATGAAGATGATGTAAATGTTGCAAGAGTTAAGATATATCATTATTCTAATTATGTTGAAAAATTTGATGAAATTAAATCTTTAATAGGCAGGAAATCTGTTTATTCCGGTGAATTTGACGAAGTATGGAGAAATATAGAAATACAGTTAGAAAAAAATAATGTTGATAAATTATTTTTAAAACAGATTAATACATGGAGAGTTTCTCTTGGTAATGAGATATTACAAACCAAACCTGACATTGATATTATTCTATTAAATGATATTGTACAACGATATATAAATGCTATCATTTTTCTACGTGTTTGTGAAGACAGAAATATTGAAACTTATAAAACCCTTCTTAATATAGCTAACACACAATCATTAGAATCTTTGATAGATAAATTTAGAGAGGCTGATACAAAGTATAATTCAGGGTTATTTTCACAACCGTTAAATGAATCTATTATTTCTGATGGAGGAAAGGCTTTTTGGGAAATAATAAATGATTTATATTATCCTATTTCTAATTATTCTTTTGTAGCGTTGAATTCGGATATATTAGGAAGGGTATATGAGGTTTTCTTAGGGGAGTATTTAGAAATATCAAATGAAGGACATGTTAGTTTAGTAAAGAAACCTGAAAATGTAGACCGTGATATTGTTACAACACCTAATTATATTGTAAAGGATATTTTAAATGAAACTATTGTAAACTATTGTGAGGGTAAAATAGATGAAGAAATTTTAAATTCAAAATTTGCTGACATAGCTTGTGGTTCGGGAGCTTTTTTATTAGAGGCTTTTCAGTTAATACAAGATTTACTTATAGATTATTATTTAAGTAATAACTCTGATATTTTAATTCAAACAAATGTAAATACTTATAAACTACCTTATAGTGTTAAATCCGATATTTTGCAGACATGTATTTATGGTGTTGATAAGGATTTTAATGCAGTAGAAGCTTGCAAATTTGGTTTATTATTAAAACTTTTAGAAAATGAAGATGTTAATGGTTTAGGTTTTCCTATTTTACCTAGTTTAGAAAATAATATTCTTTTTGGTAATAGTTTAATATCAAGAGATTTGACTGATGACAGTAATGTGGATCAAATTAATCCTTTTGATTTCGATGATTTAAAATTTGATGTAATAATAGGTAATCCTCCATATTTGTCTACAGAAGGTATGAGGTCAATTACTCCTTTAGAATTTCCTATATATAAAGAAGTATATACTAGATCTGCATATCAACAATTTGATAAGTATTTTTTATTTATTGAAAGAGTTTATGAACTATTAAAAGAAGATGGATATTTAGGATATATTATACCAAATAAATTCGCAAAAGTTGGTTCTGGAAAATTAGTTAGAGCATTCTTTGAGTCAGATAGATGTATAAGTAAGATTATTTCATTTGGATCTCATCAGGTTTTTAATGATAAGACTACATATACTTGTATTCTGATATTAACTAAGAATAGAAGAAATGAGTCATTTCAGTTTCATGAGGTCAATTCATTGAATTCATGGAAAACAAAGTCAAGTAATATAATATATAGTGATATTCTTTATGACATGTTAAATGAGGATTCTTGGGTATTAATTACTTCACAACAGCGTTCTATTTACAATCATATTCTATCTAGGAGTATTAAACTTGTAGATTTAGTTGGAGAGGAAAATATATTTAATGGAATTCAAACGAGTAAAAACCCATTATATATTCATAATTTTTTAACAGAGGATCATGACTACTATTATTTTATTGTTCAAGATAAGGAATGGCGTATTGAAAAAGAATTGACTAGACCTTACTATAAAAGTTCTAGAGGGGTTGATAATCTTAATACTTATAGGTATTTGAAACCTAATTCATTTGTTATTTTTCCTTATAAAAATGAGCGTGGATTGATATCGCTGGTTAATTATGAAGAGTTGAAACAAAATTATCCTGAAACATATAAATATTTTAATCATTATAGACAAGATCTTGAGAATAGAAGTATCCAACCTGAACCACAATCTGAAAATGAGTGGTATAGATATGGGCGTCATCAATGTTTAGATAAATGTGATGTTGATCAGAAAATTGTAGTAGGCGTTTTGTCACAAGGAGACAAGTATGCTATTGATAATGAACATACTTTTATATCCTCTGGAGGTACTGCTGGATATTGTATGATTACTTTGCCAGAAGATTTTAAATATTCAATATATTACATTCAAGCTTTACTTAATTCTAAATATGTCGAGTGGTTTGCCTCTATTTATGGAGAAGTATTTAGAGGAGGTTATATAGCTAGAGGAACTAAGGTACTAAAACGATTACCAATAATTGCAATTGATTTTGAAAATGAAACACAGAAGCAATTACATGATGTAATTGCCGATAAGCAAGAGCAGTTAATTCATTTAAAATCAAGGATGGATGATTCATTTGAAAATCATAGAGTTTTAGTACCTTTGAAACGCCAATTTAGTGCTACTAAAATAGAATTAGAAGTACTATTAAAAAGGTTATTTAACCTCGGAACTTTAGATGACGAAGTTCCTAATATTAAAAAAATATATGCAATTGATTAAAGAGGCAACTGAAAATAAATTAAGGGGAGGGTTTTATACACCTGAATTGATAGCTGAGTTTATTTTAAAATGGAGTGTATGTAATAAACAAAACTCACTTGATATATTAGAGCCAAGTTGTGGAGATGGAATTTTTCTAAAACTATTAAAAAAAAATGAAATAAAATATAATTCATTAACAGCTATAGAATTAGATGAAGAAGAATTTTTAAAAGCTAAAAATATAGGAAATAAGAATGCAGAGATAATTAATATGGATTTTCATTCTTTTTGTTTAAATACAGAGAAAAGGTTTGATTTGATAGTAGGTAATCCTCCATATATTAGATATCAGTATTTTAATGAGGACCAACAAAATTTAGCATCAAGTATATTTTTAAAGTCTAAACTCAAGTATTCAAAATTAGCTAATGCATGGGTTTCTTTTGTTGTTGGTTCAAGTCAGTTATTAAAAGATAGAGGAAAATTAGCTTTTGTCTTGCCAGCAGAATTATTACAAGTATCATATGCTCAACAAATAAGAGAGTTTATTTCTGTTTTTTATAATAAAATAAGTATTGTTTCATTCGAAAAACTAGTTTTCCCCAATATACAACAAGAAGTAGTTTTACTATTATGTGAGAAAGATGGTACAGATCTCCACAAGATTAACCATATTGAGGTAGAGGATGCTATTGCATTAGGACAATTAGATTTGGAAAAGATAAATAATCCACAAAAGAAAATTGATTTTAAGAATAATAAGTGGACTTTTTATTTTCTAGAACAAGAAGAAATAGATTTTATTGAAAAAATTCAGACAGGAAAGTTAATACCTGAATTGAAGAAATTTGCTAATGTTGAGGTTGGAATTACTACAGGTGCAAATAGTTTTTTTACAGTATCATTATCAACTATAAAAGAATACAATTTAGAAGATTATGGAAAACCTTTGGTGGGAAGAAGTGTACAAGTACCAAGTGTTATTTTTACAAAAAATGATTGGGAAAAAAATAGAGAACTTGATATAAGAACACACTTATTATCTTTTCCTACTATTGATAAAATTAAGGATACTGAAGGGATAATGGATTATATTCTATTGGGTGAGAAGCAAAAGATAAATGAGGGATATAAATGTAAGATTAGACCAGAATGGCAAATTGTTCCTTCACAACGAATTTCAGAAGCATTTTTTATACGAAGAAGTAGCTTATTCCCTAGATTGATTATAAATGAAGCTAATGCATTTACAACAGACACAATGCATCGGGTTTCTGTTAATGAAGGCCAGAATCTAAAAGCTTTAACTGCTAGTTATTATAATTCACTTTCATTTGCTATGGCAGAGGTTTGTGGTAGAAGTCATGGTGGTGGAGTTTTAGAGCTAATGCCAAACGAAGTTGAAAAAATACTCGTTCCTTATCATGAAAATAATGAGGAATTATTGCAAATGATTGATAAAATGATTCGAGATAAAAAGGATGTTTCCAAAATTTTAGAAGTAACAGATAAAAAAATTCTTCAAGAGAATTATAACTTTACTGATAACGAAGTTTCTCTTGTACATAATATTTGGAGAAAATTGTCAAAGCGAAGATTAAATAGAAGCAAAAATAGAATATAAATATTATGAAAAGACAACCAACTACGCAACAAATAACATAGTTTATTGATTTATATAAAAGTGAGCAAATTGAGTTAAATCCACCATATCAGAGAAGAAGTGTATGGAGCTTAAAAGATCGAAAGTTTTTTTTTTAGATACGATATTTCGAAACTACCCAGCACCTCCTATTTTCATTCATAGAGAAGTAGATGATTATGGAAAGACAACATATAATATTGTTTATGGTAAACAAAGATTAGAAACAATATTTATGTTTATAGATAATAAAATAAGTAGAGATAGTGGATTTGGGGATGTTAATTTGAATTGGAAAAAATTTAAGGATCTAGATACAGAATATAAGAGATTGTTTTGGGACTATACCTCTTAATAGCAGATTTTATTGAAATTTCAAAAAATAATTCAATAGAAGATGTTTTTGATAGAGTAAATAGAAATTCAAGAAATCTCCAATCTCAGGAATTAAGGCATGCAAGATTCTCTGGATGGTTCATTAATTTTATAGAATTAGAAGTTCAAGATGATTTTTGGATCAAATATAAAATCACTACTAATGCTCGAGATAAAAGAATGAGAAATGCTCAATTTTTATCAGAGTTGAGCATGATTCAATTAAGTAGAGAAATCATTGGATTTGATCAATTTTCAATTGATGAGGTTTATGCCGAGTATGATGATATTTTAGAAAAATCTGAAGCAGGAGATTTTATTGAGGATGATTTTCGTGAAGAATTGAAAGAATTAAAAAGAACGGTTATAGATATTACGGATAAACAACCTGATTTGATTTCAGTCTTGGAAGGTTCTAACAACAATTTTTATACTTTATGGGCATATTTAGTTTATAAAAACAATGAAATTTCCGAAGATTTCCCAAATAAATATTTAACATTACTTAAATAGAGTAAAATCAATAAAAGAAGAAACTAGGATTGAGGAAGAAGATACAGTAGGGCGTTTAGCAAAAAAGTATACAGATAATTCTACTGGTGCTGCAACTGATTTACCGCAAAGGCAAGCGCGTTTAGATGTTTTGTTAAGCTTATAAAACATGAAGATTTTAAAGTCAATAGATGTTTTGTATAATGACAAGCTTGAATATTATAACATCTTAAAGAAAAATGTTGATAAAGTAATTTCTGATAGAAAACAGCATTATTGGCACTATGAGAGTCGGATAAAAGAATTAGGTAGTTTTGCTCTTAAATTTGAAACTGGGAGATTTAATCTTGAAAATATATTTGACGATACATTTGCTGTAACAATTGTTGTAAGAAAAATGGATGAGATTAAAATGTGTTTAACTCTAATACAAAGTCTATTTGTTGTAATTGAGAAAAGACCTAGGGATGATTCTTTCACACATAAAGAATCTCATTCATTTGAATTTGATGATCTGCGATTAATTTTACAACTAAAAAAAGACTATGCAGATAGATATGATCCAAGCATCTTGAATATGCGATTTGAGTTACAGATTAAAACCTTTCTTCAGCATGCATGGTCAATTGCAACTCATGATTTAATATATAAAACTGATGAAGTTGTATGGGCAAAGGAAAGAGTCGCATATAATGTGAAAGCATTATTAGAACAAGCAGAATTAACAATTAGTAGCATAGATGAAATATCAGATAATCAGTTATTGAATAAGCAAAATACTAAGGTTAAGAGAGTTAATCAGATAATAAGTTATTTGAAAACTATTTTTACACAAGAAAGCTTACCAAGCAATTTGAGGAAATTGGCAGAGAATGTAAATTCATTTCTTATAAATATAGGAATATCGTTGAATGATGTTAAAATAACAGTTAAAAAGTGTTAAAAATAAAAGATTGAAATTGAATTTATCACCTTTCCAAAATTTAGTAAGATTAATTCATCATGTTAATCAAAATTATTTACTTAAATTTTTAAACGATTCTAATCAAAACTTAAAGTATAAGTTTGTTTTATTTCCAGAATTAGTATAATCTCGAAATTGAAATGTACCAAAAATTATATTGAAATGTACCAAAAATTAAAATCTTTATCTTTGTACATATACAGTAAAAGGACATGAAAAAAGAACAATACATAAAACATCTTACAACCAATATTAATGATAATATTAACACATACTTCTCCTACATTGACAATAATGTATTCCACACATTCTGTAGTTTAAAACGACTTATAAACGAAAATATCAATTGTCTTCTTTTAAACAATCACATAGCAAGTATATGTGTTACAAATCATATACTTGAAAGGTTTATAAAACTATCATTAATAGAACATGGTACATCAGGCATAGACTATTCAAATGACGAACTCTATAATACTAAACTATTAGAATCATTTAGTTATGATCATAAAGTATTAGGTGTAACCTTACAAGAATTAAGAAATGTTAATTTAATAACTGATCAAGAATTACAAAATTTACAAAGTTTTAAGGACGCTTATCGAAATCCATACTCTCATGCAGATACAAAACGTATCAATAAAGATGTCCCTAACACTTTTAAAGGCAGAATGTATTCTCTTGATTATCTGCCAAATATTCTAACCCAAAATTTTAAAAATTTATCTTACGAAGAAAAAAATATTTCAACATTAAGTCCACCTATAGCACAAGAATATATACATGAACACGCTATTAATAATGCTTTTAACTATTTTAAAGCAGTATTTGATATTATGATTATTGTAGATAAGAGACTTCAAGCTCTTAATTCTAGTAAATAACATTTAAACCCCGTTTAAACAATATTTAAACGGGGTTTGTTATGTAAACTCATAAACTATTACAACTCATCAATAAAACCTTTTAAACGCTCTTTAACAAGTTCTTTGTCTATGATATGATGATGAGTTTCAGTTCCTTTTTTATACTCAGGATATGCCTCTTGTTTAAATTTGGGTTTGAAATGCTTACACAATGGATATATGTAACGATATGTATCTACTTTAAAGAACTGCAAATCACCCAACAATAGTGACACATTATTACGTATATAGATGCTTTTACTATCCATACGAGTAATATTCATCTTGTGATTGATTTCTCCAGTACGTTTGTTCTTTGCAAAAATAGTCTTATGACTACCATAATATTTGAAATTAGAAGCCTTATAAATAGTTCCACATCCTACACGTCCATCCGCAAAAGATTGTACTGCTACTACATTATGATTAAGTTTAGAGAGCATCTTTAATGATCTACTTATAAGTAAACTCTCTGCATTCTTTCCTAATTCATCACTAATCCACATTCTATTAAGCTCTAACATGATTGCATTAGGGTTAGGGTGTGTAAATAACTTTGATCTAGGATGCATTGTATATCCAAAAACTGCTACGCCTAAACACACATCCGAACCTGGTCTAAAATAACCAAAGTTATACAACCCAAAACCTGCATTATTCCATTTACCAGAATAGTGATTATTTACTATTAACTCTTTTGCTACTTCTTTTGAAACCTCTTTAATTTCAAGTATTCCTAAATTCTTACTATTAATTTTTATCATTCTTTCTTTTACTTTATATTTGCACTTCTCACGACTTACAGAAAACAGCAAAGCCACAGCACAGAAGACTTATGTCCTCCAACGCTGTGGCTTTGCTACTAAATTGTAATCGTGAGAAAATTATTATTTTGTTGGAGGACTTTTATCCTCGTCATTAAAAACTAAGGTTTTATAATTGAGATATCTAAAACTTTTGCTATATCTCTTTGAGGTAAACCATTCCATTCCAAGTTAAAACTTCCTGAATCTTTAGATGTTATATTATCAACTCTAGTTCCTGTGAAATTCAAGAACATACAATAAGGGACTAATGTAGGATTCATTTCTCTTTCACCATCTGGTTTGATATAATAAGTACCTCCTGTTGTATGTTTATCTACCATCAATTCAATATTACCTCCATTTTCAACAGTTGTAAAACAGTTAATAAATTCAACTTGATCGACTTGGTCACTTCCTAATTCATCATACATTAAGTAGGCACAGTTAACAAACTTTCCATTTTCAATTCTAAAAGTTGAACCATTCTCTTGATTATTTCTATTATGGACAAAAACTCCTTTCTTACCATTTTCTTTGACTTCTACTATAATATCTTTGAATAAAATATTTGTTTTTCCCCAAGTTCCAACACCAATTGGATAATTACATTTCTCAGCCTTAATCTTCATATTATTACATATTACATCTCTAACTGATGATTTATCTATATGGATAGGGTATTTTGCATCAATTGCTTCTATATTAAGGTATTTTGCACTAAAATATTGATCTACAAATACTGTGTGGCGATATGATTGTGGGATATCTTTATAAGGTGTTTTAGAATATTGTGACATAGAATAATTAGCACCTGATAACCACTCAGACATAATGTTAAAATCAAACCTTAGAATAGTTTTATCAATTCCTTTACCTATTATTTCAACATATTGTTTCCCTTTTATATCTGACTCATAAAATATACCTTCAGAAACATATATACAATATCTATTATAGTAAGAATTGTTTTTTATAGATTCAAGAATATCTCTAACTTTATTGTGGTTAAAATCTTCAGATTTGACGTAAATATCATTGTAAATTATTTCCTTTGGTTCACTTTCAGAACTTCCTATTCTCTGAAAAACATCTCCAATTATCTCAAATTCAAATCCAACTGAAAAGGGTTGAAAAACCATTTCTATAGGATAATCCAGTTGATAAGGACCAAAACTTGAAATTTGTAACCAACCTTCATGCTTTTGTATTTTTCCTCCTTGATATAAAGGAACTTCTAAAAAATCTTTTGAATTAATAGCTACTAAATACTGTCCTCGTTTAATTTCAATTGGTACAGGTAATTTGTATAGTTTATATCCAACTTCAATATTTGTTACCTCAAAAGTACTAACAGGAATAAAAGTATCTTTATCCCCAGCTTTTTTAATATTAAATGTTTTTCGTTCAAAAATTTGAAATAACATTTTCCCTTCTTCTTTAGCAGCTATTTTAATTGTAACTATATTGCCACTTTTATTAGCTGCTACATATGCTGATAATGATGATTTAGCATAATTGAATGGAACAGAAGGAATTTCATAAGGTTTATCATAAACAAATACTTCTTCAATATTAACTTTCTTATCTAGTTCTGAATAAACAACTGATTTGTCTATAGCATTATTCTTTAATTGAAATATATACTCTACTATATTATAGGAAATTGCAAATACAGCATTTTCAACATAAGTAGGTTTATAAATCTTATCTTCTTCATATTCTATTTGATTTTGGTACCAACCATAACCAAGAGTCTTATCAACTCCATAGAAAGGCTTCGAAGTAGAATTCGTATTTACCCCTAAATATTCCCCTTTATTAATTTCAATATTTAAGTCTCTGATATTAATAGTATTTTCACCTACAGATAGTATATCTACACTAAACTTTTTAATTACAGTAAAATTAACCCCATCTTCATTTTTTTTTGCTATAAATAAGGATAGATTACCCTGAGTTGGAAAATACCCTTTAATATTCTCTATATACCCAGATATCAATGCAGGAGTATCATTAATAGCAGTTAATTTAGCAGTATTCCCATTTTGGTACACTGTTTCCGAAATTGGATAGAAATCCTGTGATTTATCTTCCAAATCTTTAAACTTTAACCTTACTGAATTCCCATTAACAAACCCCACATTCCCTTCCTCAACCTTACCATCAGCCACAATCGGAACCACTGCCACATCCCATTTATCACCATCATAAGTAACAAAATTTATCCCCTGTGATAAGTCAACCACAACATTATCAGCATTAATGAATGTACCTGATTCAGTAGGAATATAAAACCCACTATCTACTCTTTTTTCATTAATTGCCAACTGCCCTTGAAACCCTCCATTTGATACATTTATAGCAGGTACTATTTCGTTAATCTTAGCTACCATTGCATTAATATCATCAGCAGAAGTAACCTGATTAGCAGGTATATTTTCCTTTATAATTTGAGCTATTTTAGCATCATTATCTTCTTTACGTACTATCTTTAATGGCTGTATCATCTACTTACCTTTTTTAATTACACACCAATCTATTTGATGATTATAAGAATACCCATCTAGCTTCTTCATTGTATGTTCTGTAGGACAAGCTATAATCATAAATGATTTCAATTTCTTATCGTAAACCTTATAATTAATAAAATCAATAATTTGCCCTACATCACTAGTATCACTAGAAAGATTCAGTAATACTAAATAATCTTGATGTTCTTCTTTTAACTCTATCTTCCAAACTGACCAGTTAACATCACCATCAATATGTATGTTGAATTTTATAGTTCCTGAGTCAATTACTCTATTCTCCCATACATTATCAACCTTAGGTATTAAATCATTCAATCCTTTCAAATCAGCCACTCTAACAAAACTATCCCAAGGAATCAAACTCTGTCCAGAACCTGCATTAGTAGCATAACTAAACTCATACACAGGAAGCATCTCTTTAGCAGCTTCTGAATTAGTATCATATACTGCTGAAGTCTTCTCAGTGATTACAGTTACACCAGTAGTCTTTTTACCACCTTTAAAAGAGAATACCTTCTTATCCACAGTAATTACACCATCACTTACATAAGTATCATTCCCCTGGTTATATTGATTACATCCTGATAAGATAGCATTAGATCCGATTATACCTGCACTAACAGATAGTGCATGTTGAATGCTATCATTTAAAACATTCCATGTTTCTATTGTAGCAGGAAAGCCCTCTGACTGTATTGTTAAGTTTTTATGTTGTGACATACTTTATTTCATAGTTTTTCGAGTATAACTTATAGTACTCGATAAGGTTGTGCATTTGTGTTTTTTCTTTTTCAGAGAGTATTACATCTTTAGGAATGATAACTAGAAAGTCATAATTCCTTTGCCACTTCTCACTGAAGAATCGCTTAGTATCAAAAATTACAGGCTTGTTTCTAGGTTCAGTATAGAATAGTACTCTATCATCCATTGAGTTATTTTCTATTCGTATACGTCTTAAATACGGATCAAAGTAATCATTAAGCATCTTCTGCATATAAACTACTTGAGAGTTATAACTCATCTTCTTTAATACTTCCTTGCGATAGTTTAAGAACCTTTGATGAAGCTGTTTGATTGGATACAAAAAACAACCAAAGAGCTCTAACAATGTCTTATTACGTAAGGCTACAGGAAGGAATAGGTTTAAGAACCGTTTAAAATCAAATCTGTATATATTATTGTTCAAGGCGTGCTATGTATTTATATTTCGTTTGTTCTATATCTAACACTAAATATCCACTGTCAGGTTTTCTTATCTCATCCACAACACCTGCATTACTAACATCTGTTGTATCATAAGAGTAATTAGCATATTTAGTATAAGCCTGTTTGATACTTACATATCTAATTCCTTCAACACGTTTTATAACATCAGACAATTCTGACTTAATAAACTCTCCATTAAACTCAATACTTTTCAAATATTTAGTTATCGCATCAGTTACTGGAGACTGACTAGTTAAATCTAGTCTGGCACCTGTTGGATCTAAAACTAAAGGATCATAATACAGATCTAACTCTAACTTCAAATCATCCCCGATATCAGATGTAGGTAAAACATAAGTACCTGCATCTGATACTAAGTTCATGTAAGCCGTAAATGCATTTAGTTCTTTAGTATCTAAAGGAAATAGATTATCTCCTTTTAGTTTTACTACCTTTAAACGAAGTATTCCTCGTCCTCCAGTAGTTTCTTTCTGAGCTGCAGCATTGGCTACTATTTTAGCCTTCTTGATTTGCTCTTCAGATAAAGCTTCAGTATCATATACATCAGATTCATTCAGAGTATATCCATACATAAAAGCTAATGCTTTCTCTCTATACCACTTTTGCGTGTGTACACTAGATTTAGCAATATCTGCATCAACTTCTTTGCGAAACAAATCAAATAACTTCTCAATATATAATATTGCAAAAGTCACCACATCAAATAAGATATTCTCCAGTGATACTTTACTAAACTGCTGTTCAAAAGTCTTGTTTGTATCTAACTCATATTTATCTACAATAGTTTCATTACTGATAAACTCAGTAGTCATACTATTTTTAATTTCTTCTGTACTTCTCATTATAAATAAGGCATTAGATTAGCTAATACAAAGTCAATACCCTTCATACTTTCATCTATTTCAGTCATTGTAGCGATGTTTAAGGATTTTCTGATACAGTAATCCTGCACACTTCTGTCTACTTCTTCAGATGCTTCTAACTTCATTAGAGTTCCTGGTGGAGGTGTATCAGTAGGAGATAGATTATTGTTTAGCGCAAGGTCAAATACAGCTAATACAGAACCATACTCTAACACAGCTAAGTCTAAAAGACTTTGTTGACTAATTACTACTGTTTTTCGTTTCATCTCCTAGTTCTTTTAATCGTCTTCGAAGAGCCAAGTTTTCAGCCCTCAAATCCTTTATTTTTCTATTAAGCAAAGTGATTTCGTCTCTTAGGATCTTCTCTTTACTCTCATAGAGTTTCACGACATCATTAAACTTAGATTCATATCTAGCCTGTAAGTCATCTAGCATCTGCTTATAGTAGTCTGCTAGTTTCACTTCATTATCTATCGCTTTTGTTCTAACATCTTCTTTCTGTCCTTTCTTATTGAATATCCATTGTATGAGTGCTGTAAGAAAAGCTCCAAGTGCACCAGATATAACTAAGTAAACCTCTGTCATTTTATTGTTGTTTGTATTTTCTCTTTAATATCCTCGTATCTCTTATTATCTAAGGTTAGTTGTGTTTTTATTCGACTATTAAGTTCGAAGTGTTTAAGTTTCTTTCCTTTTAGATTAATAAGATTAGCTCCTAAGTAGGGCTGAAACTTTTGTTCCCCCTGATTCATCATCAGAATGATACTTACTTCTTGCATCTCTGAATCTCCAACCACCATTTGCTTATCCTTGATAAGTAATTCTCCAGTAGAGTCAAGTAGTATTCCTTTTGTAGCCATTACTGTATAACACCTTTACCAGTGACAGCACCTCCTGATACAGAAGTACCTGTTACCATAGTTTCACGACCAATTACATAAGCTTCTACAGCATTGGCAATATCTACTGCTAATTGTTTCCTTGCCTCTGCAGGATCTACAACTACATCACTTGTCTTATCAAAAGCCTGTTGGAGTAGGTTTGTTAATGTTCCCTTATCTATTGCCATTTTTACTCTATTAAAACAGTGTTTAAACGCTCTTTAATCGCATTCATAGCAGCTACATTTATCGTAGTCCCTTGAATGACTATAATCTTATTTAGCTCATCTATCATATCGTTCAAACACTGTTTAAGTGACTCAGAACCACTAGTGATAGTAAAACCTTCTTGTTTGATATTTAGTACAGCTTCTCCAGCTTTGTATTCTATTTCCTCTATCTCTTCAGATGAGATTAAGAAAGTACTTCCTGCGTTATTAGAGATAATACCAATAAGAGCAGTAGAACCAACTACTGGTTTCTTAACTTCAGAACCTAAACCAAGCAGTGTATCATGATAATCGAGCTCATCGATTACACCTGTACAAGTCATTGTCTTTTCGTCCCAATTAACCTCCTTTACAGTTACCCAAGCTGTTTGAACCTCTTGCCCTTCCTTAATTCGCTGAGCTATTAAATTTGAAAAATCACTTACATTTCCCATGTTATTCTTTTTCTTTTGGAACGACTCTCGCACCTAAATTAATCTCTTGTCTAATACCTCCATCATCAAAAGTCTTAACAACCTTCTCAATGTAGTATTTACCCTCACGATCAGGAAACTGTTGACTTGTTAATGAACTCTTCATACCATGTCTCACAGAAGGAATCCCAAACGCTGTAAAAGTTCCATCAAAGCGATCTTGCTTATATTTTTCATAAGCAAGTTTCCCTTGTTTCTCTAATTCTGCTTTGACTGTTACATGCATAAATGGCAATTTCAACACATCAGCATTTAGATCTTTATCTCCAATTTCAACTTCTAACTTTTTACCATTCTTTAAAGTTGATACACATTTAATTCTAACTAGTACATCTTCCTTCTTCTTATAATTAAGAGCAGTTGATACACATGTCCTTTCAAGATCAAACTTAGCTTCAGGAGTATCAGTCTCAGTGGTTACATATTTTCCACAGACTACCTTACCATCTTTGAAGTAAGTCATCAGTCCCCAGCTTTGTTTTAGTTTATCTAGTACAGGACCTACTTGTGTGTCTGATAGACGTACAGCTCCGAGTTGTACTTTATCTATTACATCTATATCATAACCAGGAATGATTTTTTTCAAAAGATCTTCCAATGATATATTAGGAGAAGAGAAATTAACAGGTAGTTTATTAATCTTAAACATCTCATCTTCGAATTTTAACACCACAGGTATATCTGCAGATATTTCAGTGAGATATCCTCTAAACTCTTCTTTTACTTCATATCCATAACCAAACGAAATGATTACTGGATCTCCTTTTGAAAACATTTTTCGAATAGAGTTGTTCTCAAATGGTTTTATATTGCGAGGTAAAGTGAGTTCCCCTCTAGATACGATTTCCTTATAACTACTTTCAAATGTGATACCACTTACTTTGTGAAGTACTATTTCTGTTTTTCTTTTTTCAGTAGTAGGGAATACAATCTTACATTGCATCACTAATAACATAGGCTAAAATTCTAAAGGATCATCACTCCACAATGTCATAGTAAATGCTACTACTCCTGGTGTACCTTGAGGGATATTAAATTCAAATTCGCTAATACATACACGTTTTATATCTAATGTTTCAAATAAATCACCAGAAACAGATATTGAATCTGCTAAGTTTTGCCATTTGATTAATTCTTCTAATTGTTCTTTAGCTGTTTGATTAGGTTCGTCTAAACATAATCCTTTAACATCTATTACCCAATCGTCAAAACCATATAGTTCCTTTACTGTTCCATTTGCTCCACTGACATTTGTTCTTATAATGTTTTTAGCTCTTCTAAACTGAAATACTGTTGCGGCTGGTAAATCAAAAGTTTTCATACTTGATTTTTCCAATTGCCCACTTTTCTTTTCATAAACATTATAAGTTTCTTCATTAAAAGAAGCAGAAAACATAATAGGAGTACCCATCCAGCTTTTTCTATCTGATTCCTCTATAATATTAAACTCTACATCATCGAATTTTAACTTAGGAGGTAAGCTCTTTTTAAATCCAAAAGGGATAAAGATTGGAGTATTAACCCCAAAAGCAGCTTTTAATAAGGGAGCTACCCCAAATCTTGCATCCATATACTACCCAATATTTATCATCGCATCACGCAAATGATCATTTACCATACCTGTTATCTTATCTGCTATATCTCTAATATTAGTATCTCTATTAACCCCAAAACTATTATTGACTGTTAGATTCATAGTAATAGACTTTACTCCATTACTTCCTGAACCTACATTTAATCCATTGCCATCTTTTCCCTTTTTATTTTTGTTTTTAGAATCTTCTGTAGGGGCATACTTAAGGCGTTCAGCATTACTTTGTAGGAAGTCATTTACAGATGGTTCTTTAGTAGCTTCTTTCTTTTCACCTCTTTCTTCAGGTGTGATTAGATCATTTTTTCGTCTAAATTCTTCTACAGTATTAGCAGCATCTTTTGCCCATTCCCAACCTGTTAGTTCTGCTACCCATCCCAACACTTTTTGTATTGGATGCATTAGTACATCTAACAGGACTAATCCTATTCTTTTTAGAGCTCCAATAATACCATCACTTTCAAAAGCCTCTACTATACTATCCCAATGCCTACCTATTAAAACGATAGCTTCTATTAACCAACCTATCGGACCCAACAAGAAAAGGATGGTGGATCCCCAGGTATCGAAGCTATCCACTGCTGCATACACAAGTCCTATTAATAACACTAATGCAGCAACTGTTGCACCTAATGGGTTTGCATCCATAGCTACATTCAGTAACCACTGTGCTGCAGTCCATGCCTTAGTTGCGATTGATTGTAACCAAGTCACTTTACTAAGAGCTTGTATCAAAGGTATTCCTCCTGCTAACATCTGAAACATGGGCGAGAGTTGTTGTGCATACACAGCTACAGTTCCGAAGGCATCTGATCCCCAGCTTTTCACGTCTGAGAAAAAACCTTTCATACCACTTGCAGCTTCTTCAACTTCAGGCATATCATTTAGATTAGGTAATTCATCTGCTAATCCTTCCACAAATGCTAATCCTGATTCTTTACCTGCAGTACCAAATATCCTAGCCATAGCTGTTGCTCTTGACTGAGTATCTAATCCTTTCATAGCGTTAGATACAATCTGTACTGCTTCCCAACTTGTTTTCCCTACTAAATCTTTAGTCTTTACCCCAATACCTGCTAATGCTTTTTCTTGCTTTGTATTCATCTCCATAAGAGCATTACCAGCTCGTTTTATACTGTCTAATGCATCTTTTGGAGATAACCCATCCTTAGCAGCCTTAGCCATTATAGAGATTGCATCTCTAGCACTTAATCCCATTTGTTGGAATGCTCCAGCATTTGACTTCATTGAGCTTAATAACTCATTGTTGACATCAGCACCCTTTTTGATACCTTCTTCAATTAAGGCAAAGTTGTACTCATAAGATCCTCCCAAAGATTTTGACATAATGTGTACTGTATTAGCTACATCTGTAGCATCTTTTTTATACACATCTGCTATTTTGTTTGAGTTACTTACATACTGTAATAACTGTTCATTGTTTAGATCAGTTAATCTTTGTACATGTACTTCTAACTCTTTTCCTTTTACTGCGAAGTCTAATGCTGCAGTAGCTTTTTGGATTAATTCAATTCCTTGATTAATTCCGACTGCTAGTTCTCCCCAGTTTGTAGTTCCTCTTACTACTTCTTGATTTACTTGTTCTAATGGAGCGTGTATTTCTGAGATAGTAGAAGCAATTTCATTTCGAATTGAGATAATCTTCTTTTCATATTCTTCTATCTTCTTTTTAGCAAGTTCAAACTGTTCTGTGAGTTTCTTTATTTCCTCTTCATTAGTAGTTTTAGCTCTTGTTCTTGCTATTTTATTAAGCTCTAATTGAGCAAGTAAAGCTTCCTTTTTTAACAGGGCATATTCTTTTTCTAATTCTTTGACTTTCCCTTTCTGATTATCTATAGAATTAGATGAAGTTGTTGTTGCTCTTTCTACAGCATCTATATTACTAACCATATCTCGAACAGGAGCAGACACTTTATCTACTAACTCTAGTATCCAACTTGTTTTTGTACTGTTATTTGACATATTAGTTTTTGTTTAATGCAGTGAATACTTCATTGGTTAGTTTATACAATACCTTTTCTAAAGTATTCTCTAATAGAGCTATCTGTGCATCATTTTTTACCCTTGTGATATATACCCAATCTTGAAATTTTTGTGCATACTCCTGATCACTTAACTCATCTGGGTTAATACTATAGTGATACCTGAGGATTGCATTAATCTTTTGCAATTCATTGCCAGCTTCATCCTCAGGGTTTATCCAGTTGCTGGCTATAGCTTTTTTAAGTGCCCTTCAGCTGTAGATATTAAAGCAGCTACTGCTTTTAATAATTCTTCATAGATAGCTCCATCATGTTCATAAGCTTCTCGATCTCCTTCTAAGACACAACCAAGCATTAACTTTGCGACTCCATTTAAGTCGTTATCTTTTTTCTTATCTGTTATTGCTTCCATCACTGAGCGTGTTGGCTTCTTGATGAGATAAACGAACTCATAGCCATCATCTGTTTGTATAACTACTTCTCTTAGGTTGCGTTTACCAGCTACCTTTGCAGCATGTTCTTCGATTTCTATTTCAGTGAAAGGTTTTACTCTTTCTAAATCCTGATTTTTTTCTAAAGCCATGTAATATGTGAGATTATTAATGGTAATTGAACTGAGATAGTTCCATCACCTTGTTTTACGTCAATTGCCTTATCTGTGAATTCACAGTTATGTATGATATCTGTTCTTATCATTCCTGATTCTAACTCATAGATAACAGGGATGTCAAAAGGTGCAATATCTTGAAGTCTTTTCCCTGGACCTATACTTAATTGTAAGGCATCTACTTCTTCTTTTAACAGCGTGATAGACGCTGTAGCTTCATAGTTACCTCTTGACCTACCTACAGGGTAAGCTCCAGCACCTCTTACATTTTCTTTGTTTGTTTTATCACTGTAAGCCAGTTGGGTGATTCCTTCTAAATCTCTTCCCAATAGGTTCACAGTTACATTGTTCCAACCTTGAAGGGTTCCAAACTTGTTTATAATTGTTGGTTTCATTGTTATAAATTATTAGTTAATCCTAATGCTACCTCAAACTCGTGTACAATTCCATCAGCTACAATTTTTGCTTTGATCTTAACAGGTTCAGTAGAGTTAACTACTTGTTTATTGTCGATATACACATCAAACCCACTGATATCATCATCTATGATCAGTTGATTTAAAGCCTTATTCAAAAGCGTTTCCCAATATGCTACTGTTGTATTAGCGATATAACCAGTTGTTGGATCCTTTTTAACCTTGCTCTTTACTCGAGGTAAAAGTGTTGCTCTTATGATACGTGCAGCTTTGTTCCATACGCGGTTATTTTCTATTTGTGCAAAGTCAGATCCTCTGTCCACACAGGTATAAGAGTTTTCTAAGAAGTAACCAGGATACCCTTCATAACTTGCTGCAGTGATGTATCCATTAGAAATAAGATTAGAGAGCTCTGATTTATCTAACCTTTGTATAGAGCGTCCATCAGGAAGGTAAGAGTTAAGCCATCTGTCTAAGAGGTTATCTGTTAGGGGATAGTCCCCACGTCCTCGTTTATCACGGGGTTTGTTTTCTACATCTACAGAACCTAAGTTTTCTGATATCTTGCGTACACCTAACATACCTAGAACCGAACCCATTGACACTTTCTTGTCTGTTTGTTCACAAGAGACAAATACTGAAATGTGTGGAGCTTCTAATTCAAATAGGTTAGTACTATAATCTTTTAATCCATCAGCACCTATTGTTATAAAGTCAATTAAGCGATTCTCTTTTGCAAAATCATTGACTACAAGTTGAAGCTCTTTAATGTCTTTCTTAAGTTGGGCTATGACAGCTGCATCCTCTAAGGCAGAATAATCTTTGTTTAATCCTAACCCTTTAATTTCCTTATTCTGATTAATCCAAGAAACTAAATCTTCTTTCTTATCAGAATTAAATAGATATAATGTAGCTGTTGGAGCAAGTCTAAAGAACTCTACTATTTGATTGTAAGTATTTACGTTATGATTCACGTCAAAACTTGCATTGATACCTATTTTTTCTACATCATATGCAGCCTTTACTACGATTCCTTTCCCTTCATTAGATATAGCAGTAGCTATTGCAGCAGCTGTAGCAGGCACACCGATAATCATTCCGATATGATCATCTGTCCCTTGAGCTAGACGTTGAAGTCCACCTTCTAACTTTTCTATATTTACACCAGCTAATTGAGCCATACTATTCTACTTTAGTTATTTTATCTTCAGTTCCTGCACCTTCAGCACTTCCATCGTCTTCAGTACCAGTTTTGTCTTCTGTACTTCCTGTTACTTCAGTGCTTTCTTCACTTAATTTTTTCTTTTGCTTCTCTACAGCTTTGATTACTCCTGTGCGTTCATCTGATTCAAATACAGATAACTCTTCAATTGTTTTCGTTTGCAAGACTAACTTAACAGTATCTGATACATTTAATTTGTCAAGGTTTTCTTGTTCATCTACAATATCTCTTTCAAAAGGAAGTACTAAACCTCCTTTAGCATGTAGATTAGCTCTGTTCTCTTCTAGAAACACATTACCATCCACTGTAGCATATACTACATTAGCATTTGGAAACTGCTCTAATACTTTATCAGCTAATGTCTTTAATTCTTCTTTTTTCATCTTCTTACTAAGATTTTATATACACTTACTCCTGTATATCCAATAAGGATAGTTAATGTTATCACACCTATAATTAATAGTATTTTTTCATACCATCTAAAAGGTGTTTCTATATATACAGGATCATTTGTATGTCGTGATTCGTATTCTTTGATATACTGTTCTTTCCACTGAAAGAATAGTTGTTGAGCTCTTGTCTCACATTCCACTTCTAACAAACCATTGTCAAGTTTTACATTGGGTTCTTTCAGATTTTTACCTCCTTTAGAATCCTTTGGTTTGAGTACAGGTTTATTATTGATGCATTCTATATACGCACTGTAATAACTGGAGTCTTTTTCTATCTCTATGATAGTATCTCGTATAGTCACAGTCTTTTCTATCGTTGTCACTACATCATTTGTGATTATTCTCTCTTTAGTCTTACAGCTTGTAAGAAAGACTAATGCAAATGCAACAATAAACCCTATAACCCAACATCTCTTTTCTAACTTGTCCATTACTTCATTTCAAAGTGGTTTGCATCCCAACCCCAATCGTAGCCAGCTACGTTATCAGGGTGTAAACTTTTCCAATAGTCTGCAAGTGGTTTATAAGCTTCTCTACCTGTTTGATATACACCACCTACAAATAGATTAATATCAAATGCTAATCGGTCTTGATGTTTACTTCTTGATGCCTTCGTTAATCCTTGTTTTTTATACAAGGCTTGTTGTTGATCAGAACGCCACATTTCTCCAGCAGTTAGTTCATAACCTTTAGAATTCGCCCAACTAATAAGTTTAGCAATATTGTTAAGAAAGATGCTTTGTTTTTGTCTTAGAGATAATTTCTCTACTTCAGCTAGATAAGATACTTGAGTAGTAAACTCAAGGTTAGCTGATTTAATTTCTTGTGCTGTTAGCATATATTTTATTTTTATCCCCCTTAGGGAAAACGGTTGAAGTGCAATACTTCTAACCGTCTTAATTAATAACTAACCAATTATACTTTAGCTGACACAATAGCAGCAGATCCTTCTACTCCGTATGCCACGATAATATGCCATAAACGGAAACCTACTGTATGCTCTCTGTTCTCAGGATCTTGACTTGCATCTCTTGCAAAACGCTCTATGGTTCCAGCCGCTTTAGCTGTACTTCCTTTATGGAATACCACACTCGCTGTGCGACCTACTGTAACACTTCCAAAAGGCAGTTTTTCTAAAGTATCATTGTATTGTGGATTGGTTGAATCTTCATACACAATAAATCCATAGTACTTTTTACTAATAGCTCCTTCAGTGTGATTCTGATATTGAGTAAAGAACTTTCTATCTTCAGCCAACAAGTCACTTACGTGATCATCATTTAAGACTAATACACGTCCATTTTTATCAATACCTGCTTTATTCATTTTTGATTGAAGAGATCTAAGGTCTTTAGAGGTTAGCATCTTTCTGCCTGTACCATCATCCTCTCCAGTTGTTTCCAAAATGAATAAGTTCTCTTTATCATTTGCTTTTTGTGGAGCTAGTCCCCATATACCATACTCAGCTGTTGTGTCCTCTAGAGTCTCACGGTGTTGCATCTGTACATCACTTACTTTTTCGTAAGGCAATGCATATAGCTCATCTTTAGTAACAGTTGTGTTCTCTGTATCAAATTTGTGTAATGATACTACTACATGACTATCCTCACGTCTATTTTTCACAATAGGATAGTTAGTATTATCAATAAGTACAGCAGGTGCCTTACCTCTTTTAGGGATCTTTATCGTGTCATTGTTTACCCAGTTTTGACGTGATCTGATCTCACTTACCCATGAGTGTGCATGTCTCAATTGCTTAAGCATCTCTTTTTCAGCGATTGTATTTGTAAGCTGAGTAGGTACAGCAGTCACTGTTGCCATTTGTACACTCTCAGTTGTATTTAAGCCCAATGCATGGCTAATACCCATACCTGCAACAAATAATATTGCTACAAGAAATAATCTAAATAGTTTCTTCATTTTCGTTTTGTCCTTATTTTATACTCTGTTCCCTTATTTAAACACCCTTTAAATCCAGTTTAAATACTACTTATAGTATTCATTATTTAACTTTTTAAAATTCTCAGGATCACTACTAGCTAAAGCATTTAATGCCTCAGGATCTTTTGCCAAATAATCTTCTAATGTCCAGTTAGCTTTTGTACCTTCAGATACTGTTTCATCTACCTTTTCAGATAGTTTAGATGGTTTAGGAAGTGTCGCTAATATTGCCTTTGTACCTTCATAGTCCTTAATTGCCATACTCATCCATTGTTCCTTCGCATCAGCACTAATTTGTTTACTTTCTACAAATGTTTGTACTAACGTACCTGCTAATTCTTTTTCCTTAGCATCAGTACTTGCTTTACTTGCTTGATACTTTGCTGCATCTTCTTGACTCGCAGTAATAGCTGTTTGTATCTGTTCATCAGTGGCATCTGCTGGCAGCTTAAAAGCTGCAATAATTTGATCTCTTGTCATACTATTTTTTTGATTTATATTTTCTGTTTTAGTAGGGATAATGGGAGCACCACAGGCTGTTATCATTGCTACATCATTAGCAGTTATTGCTTGCTTGTCATTGCTAACACTACTGATAAAACCTTGTTCCATAGCTTCCTTGGCACTTAACCAAACGTCTCCTTTACTCCAGCGTGATTCAATTTCATCTTCAGACATTCCTGTCTTATTAGCATATGCTGTTCGATACTGATTAGTTAAGTTATGTAGTAGTTTGAGTTCTGAGGTAATCTTATCCTCATTGCCTTGTGTATAAGTTAAAGGCTTATGGTACATATACTGTCCATTACTAGACATCTCAAACTCATCACAGTTCAGAGCTATGTAGGTACCTGCAGAAGCAACTAAAGCTCCTCCATAACCTTTTATCTTACCTGTAAACTTCTTGATTTCATTGACGATTTCATTTGCTTCGAATACTGATCCCCCTGGTGAATTGATATATAGATTTACATTCTTTATTCCTTGCTTGAGACATTCATCAACTTGCCTTTTAAATTCACCTGCAGAGTTCTGATATTGATGAATAGCACCTGTTATTCTAATTTCTGCAACATCTTTACTAGCCTTAGCACTAATTTCAAATGGATAGTCTTTTGATAGAGCTACAATATTGCTATGTGCACTTGCTAAGACTAATAAAGAAAGCTTTTTTCCCATACCTAATTGTTTTGATTATTTCGATTTTCTGATGCAAATATTGGATGTTTTCACAACCCGAAAAAATTGACATTATAATCTAGTAACACACCAATACTAAATTAGTTACACACACATACTAAGTTGTTTTACTAAATTTTTAACCTCGCTATTTACTACCATTTTTGCACTGTCATAATGGTAATAAATGGTAGATAATGGCTAAAAAGAAAGAACAAGAACTAGCTAAGAGATACTTTGTTGATTTTTTTAAATCTCAAAAGGAAATAGCAGAAGATTTAGGTGTTACAGAAAAAACAGTTAGTGCTTGGGTAACTAAGTACAATTGGAAAGCATTAAGAGATGCTAAACTGAATAATTCAACTAATAGAGCTGAGAATATCAAAAAGGTTATTGGAGAACTCACAGACGCAACACTTGAGATCTTATATCAAATTAAGATTGCAGAATCAAACAATGATCGACCTGAAGTTCTTAGACTAAAAAAGGAGACCACTCGTATAGCTCAAGAAGTAGGTATGTATCAGAAAGCATTGGAGAAGATTGAAAAAGATTTCAAAACTTCGTTGAGTACTTATATAGAAGTAATGGAAGATATTTTCCAATCACTAGCTAACTACGATAAAGAACTCTACTTAAAAACAGTAGATTTTCAACGCATTCACATTCAATCAATCGCAAATAAATTAGGATAATAACATGTTTAAAAAGATTTTAAATCTAATGGTCACAAGAGCACCATTAGCGCAATGGCAATTAGAAATAGGAGCTCACTTACTTCGTAAAGGTTGTGGCTTTGAAATTGGTCAAGTTATTAAAGAAAAAAAGCTAGACTATAACAGATACAAAGTAAAAGTAATCTCAGGGTTATTCTTTGATTTCAATAAAAACGAAATTACACACACTACTGTCAACAAGGTAATCAAGAACTAAAATGAAAAAAAAAGAAAAAGATGCAGTAGAACGGTACAAAAAGCGACTGGAGTTAAGTGCCAATTCTGTGCACTTAAACCCTTTTGAAACCGAAACAGAAAGAAATCGTGAGATGGCTTTAGCTAAAAAAAGTTTTAAAGCCTGTGTTAAGAGATACTTTCCACACTTCGCTACTTGTGAAGTACCTGACTTTCATATTGACCTTGCCAATAAAGCAAGAGCTAACCAAAAGATAAAAGCATTTTTAGAATGGGGCCGTGCTCAGGCTAAGTCTGTATTTGCAGATGTCCTATTGCCATTTTGGTTATGGATTAATGGTATAGATATCTACCTTGTTTTAGTTGGAAACAACAAAGACAGAGCAGAACAACTACTTGAAGATTTGAGAGCTGAATTTGAAGCTAACCCTCAAATTACAAATGACTTTGGAGTACAACATAATCCTGGTAATTGGGAAGCTGGTTTCTTTGCTACTAGAGGAGGATTTATTGGTCAAGCGTTGGGAATGGGACAATCTGTGCGTGGTTTACGTGTAAAGAGTAAACGTCCTACAATGATTGTAATGGATGACTGTGAGACAAAAGATTTAGTTAACAATCCTTCAAGGCAAGAGAAAATAGCCAAATGGGTAGAACGAGACTTACTACCTACTATGGATGGTGAAGTCAGAATGTTTCTATATGCAAATAATAGGTTTGCTCCTAACATGGTTCAAATAATCTTACAAGAGAGACACCCTGATTGGTTAGTACATCGAGTGAATGCCTATGATCCTGTTACCTACGAACCTAGATGGAAGGCAAAGTACTCTCCTAATTACTTCAGAGAATTAGAGCAAGAGATTGGTGTACTTGCTGCACATGCAGAATACAACAATGAACCTCACATAGAAGGAACTATTTTTAAAGAGCAAGACATACAGTACGCTCCATTACCTCGCTTAAACACTTTTAAAATAATATTTGGTTTTTGGGATGTCGCTTATGCAGGCACTAAAACATCTGATTACAATGCTGTAGTTGTTCAAGGGGTGAAAGGACGTGATTTTTGGGAGATTGATTGTTTTGTAAAGCAGTGTAAGATTGCAGAGGTATTAGACTATATGTGTATTACACAGATTGGACTTCCTTCTTCAGTAGTTATTCATTGGGTATTTGAGGCTCAGTTCTGGAATGATGCAATTAAAGATGCGATTAAGATTGCAGAAAAAGAATATGGTATTCAACTAAACATCATTAAGAGACAAAATAGTGGAAAGAATAAATATGATCGTATTCTAACATTGCAACCTTATTATCAAAATGGAAGGTTCTTCTATAATGACAAACTCAAACACAAAAGAGACCATCAAGTAGCAAAAGGACAACTCTTAGGTATTGAACCAGGCTACAATACAAAAGATGATTATCCTGATGCAAAAAAAGGAGCAACAGACGAATGTCAAAAGTATGCAGTAGATGATTTCAATAATAATGTATCTGCATATAAACCTCAGACTGGAAACTACAAACAATCTTCAAATAGATGGTAACATGATATATATAACAAAAGAAAATCTAATCACACACTCCTATGAGAGATTTATAGAGGAATCAACTAAGGATAATCCTTTAGTGATTGATCAAGCTGAAACTGAAAACATAGAAATAGTCAAGAGCTATCTATCAAACAGATATGATGTAACTAAAACATTCAATCCTGACAATCCTATTCATAGCCCTCTACTTGTTAGAATACTAACAAAACTAACATTATATGATGTTTTTAGAAGGAACGCACCACGAAAGGTGAATCAAAACATTATTGATGACTACGAAGAAGCTATGCGACAACTTAATCAAATCAGTACAGGGCGTATAGTGCTAAATGAATTGCCAAAGCCAACAAATGAAAATGGAACTACTAAATCAAATAGTATCTATGGTAATAACTCTAATAAAAACTTCTATATATAAAGATGAATTGGTTTAAAGTATTAAAAATAAAAGCCTTTGCTTATGTATTAAATAGAACTCCAATAAGAGATCTTAAAGTTTATGCTCAAGCCAAGGGTGATTCATACTCTAATCAAATACAGTATGAAGCAGAAAGTCTAATGGCTAAAAGTTTAGAGGATTGGAGGATTGCTATTTTAACTGCTACTGATCCAATTAACCCAGATAAAAGTTTATTAGCATCAATTTATAAAACACTTTGGTTTGATGATCACTTAGCCAGTACTGTAGATTCACGTATTCTTTTTTGTCAACGATCTCCTTTTAAACTAATTGATAAGAATAAAAATGAAAATACTGATATAACATCTTTATTTGAACGCACATGGTTTGAAGACTTTATAAAAATAGCTTTAATGAGTCGTTTTGAAGGAACAAAAGTAATTGAAGTATGGGAGTTAGATGAAGAAGGAGAACTACATGAAGTTGAGGAAATAAAAATGCAGTATGTAAATAACAAGAAGGGAATTATTTTAAAACAGCCAGGTGATACAACAGGATGGGATTACAAAACAGGAAGGATGAAAGATTTTTATATTCAAGTTGGGAAAGATAAAAACTTAGGAATGCTTGCTGATATGACTCCTAATTTACTCGCAAAAAAGCTAGGAGTAGGTTCTTGGTTAGATTATCTTGAGAAATATGGTGTAGGTAATTTATTTATTACAACAGACAGAGAAGATGATGAACGTCTAAATCAATTAGCTGAAGCTGCTGCTAATTTTAAAAGTAGTGGATTTATGGTTGGCCGTGGCAATGAAAAATTTGAAGTTAAGGGAACAGAAGGGGGACGTCCAGAGAACTATGATATGTTTATAGAACGAATTGATAAAGGAACATCTAAACGAGTTTTAGGAGGTTCTGGACTAACAGATGATAAAGCTTTTGTTGGCTCCTCTGAGATTCAATTTAAGTTAGCAAAAGACCGATTTGAAAGTGATAAGTTACTTCTTAAGAATATCATTAACAAACACCTAATACCACGTTTAATAAAATTAAGCCCTGTTTATTCTGTTTTAAATGGTTATGCTTTTGAATGGGATAATACAGAAGCACAAAGTACAACTGAAGTAAGAGAGATGATAAGTTCTTTAGCTCAACACTTTGAACTGGATACAGAAGAAATTACACAAAAAACTGGATTTACTATTCTAAGACAAAAGAATACAAACACTAATTCTGAATCAGAAGCTAAAAAAAAAAGCCTCAACCTGAATTAACAGCTCTATGGGATAAGATTAATTCACTGTATCAGAATCTGTGTTGTGAGCACAATCTTGTAGCTTTAGACTTTTCTCAGTATGACAAATTGATTGATAAGATTGCAAGAGATTTACAACAAGGAAAAATGAAGCCTTCTGATCTTAACCAGGATCTAATCACACAGACATATAATGACTTGTCTGAAGGAGCGGGCAAAGGTTACGGTAAGGAGTGGGGTAAGTTTCCTGGGGATAATAAGGGGACTTTACCTACAGAACTAAAAAAGAATATATACCAATTCTCTTGTGCCAAGACTTTCACACAGCTTGAATCTATCAACAAACTATTAGTGACTGCTGATGGAAGACTCCGTACTTATAAAGAGTTTAGAGAAGGAGTAAAAGCAATAAATAAACAGTTCAATGAAAACTACTTAAGGACAGAGTATAATACAGCTAGATCTGCTGCTCAAATGGCACAGAAGTGGCAAGGTTTCTTAGAAGCAAAAGATCTATTTCCTAACTTAGAGTTCAGAACAGTTGGAGATGATAGAGTGCGTCCAGAACACATCTTATTAGATGGCATTATACAACCTATAGAGTCGCCTTTTTGGAAAGATCATTATCCTCCTTTAGATTGGAGTTGTAGGTGTGATGTGATGAATACTGCTGCAGATCCTACACCTGTTGACTATGACAAACTACCTGAGGTTAATTTTAAAGGGAATGTAGCTATAGACGAAGAGATATTCACAAAGAAAGCAACATATTTTAAACTATTAAATACGTATGTTAATGCAGTTCGAAATGCTGAATTAGCAAAGTTAAATGCTCCTAATGAACTGGCATATAAAGTGGGTAAAAAAGAATTAACGATTAACATCTTTGCAGACAAAACAGATCTAAAACAAAACATTAAAAGTGCTAAAGTGATTGTAGACAAGTTAAAAAAAAATGTCAACATCAGACCACATTTAGATGAAAACATTGCCAAAGGGGTTAAGAATCCTGAATTATTAGTAGATAACAATGTAGCAGATCTAAAAGTTAACTTTAAACAGGATAACTATAAGGGAATCAAAAATGGTTTTAAAAGTGCTAAGAAACAAGGTACTAATACCGTTGTTTTCGATTTTACGAACTCATTTAAAGAACTTGATATTACACAAGTAAACAGGGTGATAAAAGGAGAAGTGACTCAGAATACAGGTAAGTGGGTAAAAGAACTAATCTTTATATATAAGGATAAGGCAGTTACAGTGACTAGACAGAACATCTTAGACAATGAATTATTAGAAGAGCTTAAAAAGCTAAAAGCCAACTCATAGAGCTGGCTTTTAGGACAGAGTTTGCAGAACATAGCTCTCCTTACTCCATTACAAATATACAAATTATGAGCGAATTACAAACACCTGATTTCGCAGCTATTGCTGAAGGTTTAAAAAAAGATGTTAGAATATATGCAAGAGAGAGTTATTTAAACTGGTTTACAGAGTCATTTAGAAGACAAGGATTTACAGATGTTGCATTTGTAAAATGGCAAAAGAGAAAGAAACCTGACAGAAGGCAAGGAGGAGCTATATTGATTGATACTGCTTATCTAATGAAAAGTTTAACTGTATTATCAGAGACTGATTCTACAATTGAATTTGGGACTCATGTCCCTTATGCAGCAGTACATAATTTTGGATTAAGAGTACGTGCAATTCAGTACGTAAAGCCTCATCATAGAAAAATAAAAAATAGTGATAAGAGGATGCAAATACAAAGACACGCTCGTAAAGTAGATATACAATATCCAAAAAGACAATTTTTAGGATACACCCAAAAAGGAAAAGAACAGGTTGATATGTGGCTATTTGCTCAGATTCAAAAACGTTTTAATACTAAATAATTATGCAAAACTTTGTAGAACTATATAAAGAACTAAGTAACAAACTAATCACTATAGAACAGATACAATGGGTAGATCTATGGAATGACCAAGTAACGAACATTGAAATGGAACACCCATTTCCTACTCCTGCAGTATTCTTAGCATTTAGATCTCAAGAAATGGAAGATATTGGTACCAATACACAGAAAGTGCTAATGCAGGTAGATACATTCTTCTTTTATGAGACTTTTGCAGACACATACCATGACAGCTTTAATCAGAATGATGCTCTAAAATTCTTGGACATTATGGATAAGATTAATAAAGTATTACATGCTACCAGTGGAAAGAATTATTCCTCAATGAGGAGAGTGGCTTTTTTTCCTTTGGATATTGGGGGAGGTGGAAATCTTTGGAATATTACCTATGAATGTATATGTATGGATTATTCATCTACACCTGAATATCAGGAAGGAGAATTTAAAGAAATAAATGTAATCGCCTTTGATGTCTAAAGTAAGGTTAATTGATTAGTAATCTTCTTGTGGATAGAAGTTCTACCAAATACAATATTTTCTATTGTCTTTGGGCTTTTGTAGTATTTCACAGCTACAGCATTTAAGATCCACTCAGTCGTGTGTTTTTGTACACCAAACTCTTTTATACTACATAGCTTATCAAATTCCTTTTTGATATCCTTGTGTAGTCGTATTGTTACCTCTCTTGCCATATCACAAATATAGGGCAAAAAAAAACACCCATCAAGTGGGTGTTTTTTTACTTTAATTTATATGTCTTATTTCCCAGTATCCTCTATCTCCTTTAAAATAAATTCCATTAGACTTATCAGATCCTTTCTTAGATAAATCTTCAATATCTACATTACTATTAAAATACTTTTTCCAGTATGGAAACAGAGTTAAATACCTTCCATGTATTTCTCTAAGTTTATACGTAACTATACCTTCTCTTTCTAAATTCAGATCTTCTCCTTCACGGCCTATTACAAAGGCAAAAGTAATAGCTTTTTTATATAAGTTCATTGATGATTCATCATCTTTAGTAAACTCTTCATTACTTATGCTTTCAGGTATATATTTTACTACAAAATAACTTCCTTTATTATTGACATAAGTCTTATAAACCTTAAGTGGCACATCAGAATACTCTAATATAACTTTAGTTAAATTTATAGCATCTTCAGTAGTATAAATTGGTTGTTTTAATTTAGTTAAGTACTCTTTGTTCTGTGCATATCCAAATAGAGTAATAAATAAAACATATAATGTAATTAATTTTTTCATTTTGATGGTTGAAGCGTTATTCTAATGTTTATTTCAGGTTTAAATGTATTATGTAAATATTTACTTTTCTCTAAATGAATTCTCTCTAAATGATTTACTACAATTTTCAATTCTGATCTTAAACTATATAAATCTAATCTGACAACATCTCCTTGTCTATTAAGTGTGTTTAGAGATAGTCCATTGAAATTAAATGTTTCATAGTCTTCATCTTTAGTTACTGCTGCAGAAGAACTCCAGTTTGTATTTTTACCTTTAAGCACAAAGAAACCACTATGAACTATACATAAAGCCCCCTTAAGTTTATCACCTTCACTTAACAGTTCTCCTTCCTCCTTTTCATAATAAGAAATGAAACCAAAAAAAGGACTTTTTTTTTCTCTAAATTTATTTAATCTTTCATCTAAATGATGTAGGGTATTTCTAAAAGATCTTATATCAGTAGTAATATTATAATCATTTAAATAATTAATATTGGATAAGAAA